CATCGCGCTCCATGGTAGAACCTTCGATGGAAAACCCGATCATCATCGGCTGATTGTTCTTCTTGGCGTAGTTGAACATTGCCGCGATTGCAAGGGATCCGGGGTGACCTTCGGCGTCAAATAGTTCGCCGATTATATAAACGCACGGGACGTTTACCTGCTTATAGAATCTTAGCTGGTCGTCATTCTCGCAATCTGCGGCCGTAAAGATTTTTTTAGCGTATATAATTTTACCTACAATAGAGTCGGCCTGCTCGTTGCAGTGCTCATAGTTGAGCGTTCCCGACTTATCTAGCGTAGAAATATCGCAGCCATCTACTAAAAGTATTTCGCCCGATGAATCAACGATTTCCGTAAGAGCAAGGCCCTGGATGATCATACATATCTCCATTCGAACCCGAGGTGAGAACTCGCCCTCGGTCGGCCTTCACAGCATCCGAGAACTTTCCCGTACTGAAAGCCCGCTGCATTAACTTCTTTTCCGCTATTAAAAACGCGGATAATGTTGCCGCTTATGGGGTCAACTTGTTCGATCTTTCTAAAATATAAAGCCCGGAGTCTCGGAGAATGTCGGGCATTGGCCGGCGGAAGTGGATAGGATTCCGCGTCCGCATATTTCCAGATGCGGCCATTGTGTTGCGCTATTTTACCCTTACAGGCATCGAGAATTCCACCGGGATAGAACCCCTCTTTTCTTGCGGCGTTGGCTGTTATGTGGCTCAATTCGATCCCGCATATAGGATCGAAACATGTCACGGGCCTGGAATGGGGCATCTTGTTATACCTTGCCAATCCTTGCGCTGCCCGGCCGGTGCGTTTTATGCCGATTCTAATCGCCGATCTTAGCTTTTTGGATTCTGCCGAAAAAGTGCCGTTTCCATTTCCGCCGGTTCTAAGATTGTATCCGCCCGGAGATAGCGTACCGTGCTGTTCGATGAGCAATCTTTCCATTTGGTCTAAATCTTCGCGAGTTTCGGCTTCAGCTAAGCATTCGACTTTAAAAGAGTTTTTGCCATATTTTTTAAAAGCTTCGGCGAGAGCGCGACAGGCCTTGGACCTGGCATGTGCCTTAAAACGGACATCGACCGTAGTAGTGGTTTGCCCAACATAAGACTTACCGTTGACGGTATTCGTGATCTTATAAATTGAGCCGTATCTTCTTGACATAGTAGATCTATTATACCAATCCTTACAAGTCTTTAACTACCAAGATTAGGTTTATATTGGACTTGAAGACCTAAGCCGGGCTATCCTGTCCTTAATGAACTTGCTCAAAGAACTAGCTATCCGGAAGGCCTGGGATTTAAGTCGCACGGATTACCCCTTGGATAGGGTCAATAAGAAAAACCCCTATAACCAAGACTACGTCGATGGTATAGTCCATAACCACCCTAACGCCCAGAATGCATACGATTTTTGGTCCGGATCCGCACTGGATATGCCTAAAGTGTTCACCGCCGTACTTATAACCTCCTTAAAAGACGATAAATTCGTATCTGGCTTTATGAACCGGGAATTTACTCATCCCGAACAAATCCGGACGGTCAATGGTTACCTAGAACTTATAGTGCTGTTCTATGCGGTGCGTTTTGGCCGAGAAAAGACTCTGGAATTCTTCGGGACGGAGGCCTTTGCTCTGCATCTTCGCACTGCTTACGGAATTTTGGCCGGTCTACGCCTTTATGACGAGATTTATGTCGAATCCTTGCTCAGAAGATTTGTAGAATAGGACTATGGATAACGAGGAGTTTCGAAAAACATTAAAAGAGAGCTTGTTCCGGATTTGTTCGGAAGCCTATGGTCCGGCTAGATTTTTTGATCAGGACAGGGTGGATGCCAACATAAAACGCGCCGGCAGTTTTTCGACCATGTCTGAACTTATGAATTTTATAGGGAATCCGGCTTCGTCGACGCTTAACCTGCTGTTTAGTTCCAATACCGGGGACGGCTTTGTAAAGAAAATACTGACCGACTATTTTCGGGATCCCGACTGCCGGAAAAACATTGCCGGATATCAAGATCTGGTTGCAATGGTTTACGCCTTCAGGTTTGGACTACCTGCCGCCAGGAAGTGTTTTACTCGGCGCAGGTTCGCCGATAGATACTACGGGCCGGAAGCAGGATTGGCCAGTTATGAAACCTTGGAGGCCGATGTTCGGCTTCGAGTTATGCTCGAAGATTTTTTACGTTGACTTTTGATGGCATTCGGGAGAGAATAACGGTATGGGGAAACTTTGCGTAGCTTTAATGCGGGATTTGAACGGCCGGCTTATGATTTCCGAATTTAAGCCGGAAGAAGTCGACGTGTTTATTTCCGAAACCGCGCTATCTACTTCGGATATCTTTATGATTGAACGCTATTCCCGCGCTCCTGGATCGGAATCGGGGATGGGAAAGCTTTTCGATTTCTGCGAATATCAATCCGCCAGACGATACGAAAGCTACTTATTCGGGTTTTGAGCCGCCGCGGGTTGCCGCGTAATGGTCATATCCGAGCCCTTCCCATTTCACGCGACCGTCAGGGCCTATAGCGAAACCGGGGGCCAAGATGGTCATGCTATCACGGCATCTTGGGTGCCCTGAAAGATGCGGCGTTACGCCGTCCCATTCTTTTCTTTTGAGATAGCTCGTTCTGACTTCGCTAAGTTTGAAGACTTTAGGGATTTTAGGATTACCATCTACACAATACATCTGCAGACAGACTTTGCACTTCTTGTCGTCGTTAACGCCAATAAAAAAAACTGTCGGATCGGAAATTCCGGAAGCCGCGGCGAACTGGTGTACGGAACTGACTTCGGCCGTAGACTGCGCCCTGCGAACTTCCGTGCTAGTAACCATTTCTAAATGCGATTCGGCACGGTTCATCGCTTCTATGACTTTTTCTTCGGAGCCTTCCCTGACCGCTCTTAGCACGTCGAGGGTGGTGCGTTCCTTGAGGGCGTCAACTAGGGTTTCAAATTCTTCTTCTTGGGCATCGAGGAGCTTTTCATCTACTTGAGCGCGAGCACCGAGGTTCATGAACAAGGCGTGGCGAAAAGCGCCTTCTAGAGTATCGTTGGGATTCATTCCGCCGACTACTTGCAAGAAAATACGCGGCCCTTCGTAAGAACTGCCGAGGAACCTGGCTTTCGTTCTTTCGAATAGGGATTGAATTGCCAATTTTATAGTTTTACTAAGCTTTTTGTCCATCTTTCTTGATGGAACCGTGGGAGTGAGCTTCTTTGAGGATATCGTTCAGGGCGGAAGCTTTATCCTTGGCCCATTCCTTCATCTGTTTGGCGACGATATTGGAATGATTCTCTAAGATTTCTTTATTGATCTTCTGGCCGTTTGCGTCCAGGGACTTATTGAGGGCGTTCATTTGGAGTTCGGCTTCGATAGCGGGATTAAGGCCGAGTGTTCTTTGGCCCTTCGATCCGTGCTTAAGGCCGAGCGAATAGGCTTCTTCGATTGCCTTCTTAAGGTCCGCGGGGGTATATTTCTTTTTAGCAGTCATACGCTGTGCCTTGAGATATTCGTATGTTTGCCTGCGTCTCATTTAGAATTTTGACCATTTGGCCAATCGTAGCAATCGACCCCATATCCACTTCGTCGTAGAAAATTGCATCGAAGGTCTTCAATTCCTTGCATAGTTTCTTGGCCAAGAACTTGGCTCTCTTAAAATCCGCATGATGCTTTTTCGCGTGATTCTTAGTTCGAATAAAGATCGCTACCACCATTTCGGGGCCGGGTTTCGATTGCGCATACATAGCCAATTTTACCAAATTATGGACTAGGCCCCTGCTTGAATTTTCATACTCAAAATGAAATTCGTCATCATGCCATCCCATAAGCAAATAATCAGAATCGGCCAAATTTTTAGGTTCTGGGCCGAAACGCCTCACCATTGCCGCCTTAAAGTCTTTATCTTTTAGATTGTACATGACATATGATTATATCACGACGTCCATTTTTTAAGCAGGTCTGTAAATTCCAGATTCGGAGTTGCGAAGTCTTTTTCGTTTTGCTGGAGCTGTTCTTGTGGCTGCCCGCCCTGTTCTTGGCCAGGATGTGGTTGGGGGGCTTGCTGTTGTTGCATGCCGGCCATCATAAGCTGGATTCGAGCCTGTACGTCCATCTGTTCCATCTGTTTTGCCTGGAAAAAAAATCCGTCCCGAATATATTGGAATCTTGGATCTTTTGACGCACCTTTCACTTTGAAGAAGTGCTCCATGATCATACCGACCGGTACGAAAGGGGCTATAGTTTGCCAATATAGCGGATTCATTGGCATTTCGCCGCCAAGTTCTTCTGGGAGGCGTTCTTTTTCGCAGCGGTCCAGGATGTCGTTTATCGATGCATAGGTCTGCATATCTTGCTGCAGGCGGGTAGCTTCTTTTTGGGGGTCTTCCTTGTCCAGTCCACAGAATGTAAAACCGAAGTATTTGGATACTTCTTCGTCGATTCTCGGAAGAATATTCTTGTTTACATGTTCTTGGAGGTCATTTATGAGAGGGCGGATTCCCGTGTCTCTTGCTGCTAAGAGCTTGTATTCATTAGAACTTTCGCTCAGAGATTGTGAATTCGTACCCCGAGACAGATGCCCGTAACCCGGCAATTCGTCGGGGGACATGCCGAAAGCCGCCAAGATAACCCGAATGTTGTTATCGTAGAGGTATTGGAATTCCATGTCACGGCTAGAGTTGTCGATAGCCTGCCACGAGATGTCATCTTGGGGGTCTACTGCGAAAACCGGCATACGGTGGGCGTGGCGAACAGAGTTGACCGTTTGCTGGAACTGGCTGCGCATATTCGCCAGTTTCTTTTCGTCAACCGACCGGGACTTAATAACGAGCATCCCGCGGGCGGCTCGTCCGTACTGGAAGTACAGTTTATTGTGCATTGTGATGTTGATGTGCATCGTCACGGCGTGGATGACTTGGTCGAGCGGGGTGAGCGGATATCCCTTGAGTTCGACATTTGTCGTAGGATACATGCTGTGCAAAATCATCTCATCTGAAGAAAAAAACTGCTTGATGTTCCCGCTAATTACTTGAGAATAGATGTAGTCCCCCTTAAGGTAGCCATCGAGTTCGCTTTGGCTGATTACCTTTTGGCGGTGCAGGCTATTGATCTCTTGAATAGCAGCTTTACGGAAAGAGTCGTCCTGCTGTGCGTAAGCTTTGAGCTTATAAATCGTGCCGGCGTCGACCGGGCGAAAGCCGTAGAAATTATCTGGTGTCGGCGGGAGACTTTCATCTTTATAAAGGAATTCTGTGGCGTGTACTCCGAACTTAAGGCCGTCGGCGGTGATCATTTTTAGATATTGAGAAAAAGAAGGCTGCTCTTGTTCTCCGCGGACACGGCCCTTGCCGCAAGACCACAAAAACTCCTTAACCGCTTCCACGCGCTTCATGATCTCTTCCATTTTTTGGGGATCTTTAGGAAGCATGGATTTGTCTTTAGGGAGTAGGTCGAAACCGATATCGAAACGGTTATCGCGGGGTTTGCCGAATAGGGAAGCGTGGTTTGATCTAGCCTGAATAATATGGCAAACGAGGTCATCCCCGCCGGGACCTGTGATACGTTTAATGAGTTCGTTCGGGAGAGAATTATCTTTTGTTTGGTATACGCTACCGCCGCCTGCGTATTCTTTAAGTGGGTCGAGTTCGAAACTCATCCTTACGGGTGATTTTTCGTTTTCTATGCTTTGTTTGGACTGCTTGCGCGGGACGCGGCCGGACTTCTCTAGAGTTTCGATAGTGTCCATGATATCACTAACGAGTGACGATTCCGGAATCTGGGAAGTGGCAATTGCGGATTCTTCTTCGGCGGCCAGGAGTACGTCTACTTTTGGGCCGTGACCGGAGCTTTTCTTTTTCGGATTTGACATATTACCCCTATTATACCCGTGTTTTCGGGGGTCTTATTCGGCGTCGATCCACCGGATGGTAGCACTCGAAGTGGGAGACTTATTTACGACTACACATTTCCATGCGAAGCCCCATTTCATGAAGTATCCGGGGAGCGTTTCGTCGTTGTAAAGGATCGGCTCTACAAGTACAGAATCTTCGGTGCTGTTATTAAAACGAATCGCGAGCTTTTGGTCGCCCTCGACATAGACCATCTTCTTGGCGTCAGTATAGAACAGAATGTCTGTTAGGGTAGCCAGGGGGATGGCGCTTTCTTCGGCGAGGGGGATGCCGGATACGAAATCGATGAAGTCCGGGCCAACTTCTTTCACATCGTAGGAATTGAAGCTGGAAGTACTTAAAGTGCCCTGAATTAAAAAACTATCTCCGGATTGAATGCCGGCGGAGGAATACACAATAAACTGATTGGCCGTGTCGGTGACCCCGATAACGACTGCGGCCTCGCTCACGGCTTCGAAGTCCGTGCCCGGCAGCCTACGAGCGCTGATTTGGCTTGCCGTGGCATTCAAAACTTGCCAATAACCGCTATTTGAAGCGGCGAATGCGTATCCGGTCATATCACCGGCTTTAGGGCCTTTAATGCGAATGATATCGCCTACTTGCACTGCAGAAAAACTGCCCGCTACGGAAATGGTAAAGGTCGCGATAGCGTTATTGTTCACTGCGACTGCAATTGAACTGGCCGAAGTGATGGAAGTACTGCGAGCTGTGCGAAATGCGCCGGCCCCGGAGATCGATAGGCGGTATGTCGAAGCGGAAGACACCAGGCGGGAAAGGCTTACCTGGGTAGTGGTAGCAACCATCGGGGAGGGCAGGGAGCGTGTTCCGTCAAACAGGGTTAAACTGCCATTCGGTACGATGGTCGCAGCGCGGGATTCGCCATTCTTGGCCGGGATCGAGTCGTAGCGGCGCGTAAAATCGAACAATTTGAGCAGGGGGTTAGCGTTTACTCCGGATTCATCGCTATAACCCAGAATTGCGTTAGTAATTTTAAGAATAATACCCATAAAAACTCCTCGACCTAATAAAGATTAGGCTATGTTTTCAAGAATTTGACCCCTGTTTACTCGCTCTCATAGTCCTCTTGGTCTATTGAAAACCATAGGTTACCTTCTTTGCTGGTATTCATGGTAACCCCGACCCCAGCGGCCTGGCTGGCCATCTGGGAGGTCGAGATTTCCATATCTTCCGGCTCACCGCCCACCGATAGGGTAGCCTTGGCCATGGCGAATACATTCAAATAGATGTAGCGCAGTGAATCGCAAGAGTGGTTCGATTCGTCGGCGATTTCGTCGGTGGGGGTACCGTCAGGGCCGATAACATAGTGATATAGTTTCATTTCTTCGTTTAGAGGGTCTGTGCATCCACGGAGCAGATAGAGTCTGGGCTCTCCGGACATCGGGGATAGAGCCGAGCGGATAAGGTCAACCCCCTGCCCGATCTTCTTTTCGAATTTATCGTAGACTGCGAAACCGTGCCGGGCCAAAATGGCATTGTTGTCTGGACGGGCGGTATCCGGGTAGATAGAAAAGTGCCCGTATTTTGCCTTCATCGCGTTCAAGATGGGGACGACGTCTTTTTCGGGCTCTAGGCCTGACTTGGCGAATGCTTCTACAACGAAGGATCTTTCACCATCAGTAAATAGGGTTGTGATCGCCGTAGGGTCCGTAAAACCCCAATCTAGGCCAACGTGACACCGAAGACCTTTGGATTTGAACAGGCGGATCAAAGTCTCTGGGGTTTGTTTGGTCGCGGGCGCCTGTCCGGTAAAAATCCGGTACATTTCATCCGGTTCCAGATAGTGAGTGCTATTGTCGTACTTAGTAAACACCAGTCCTTCTTTGGCTGGCATCAGGGACATACACTGCGAATTATAGAAATCGAGTTCGGAGGAAAGGTAATCCACGATGGCCGCGTCGATCTTCTGGAGAAACTTGGATCCCGACTTCTGATTTTTGGCGTCGGTGCCGCAATGCACTCGAAGTGGACAAGTCAAGCAGCCGGTGGCATACTGAATTCTTTCGTGATCTTTTTTCTTCTTTTGCTCAAGCCCCTGGTATTCGGCTTCGGTCAGGAAGGAATTAGTATTCACGTCGACGTATCGGGTATGCTTAAAGTCGGTGCCGGATCTTTCATCTGGGCATCGTTCAATTCCCTCAAAAACCGTCCACCTGCGGACGTTAAGACCGGTCTTATCGGCCTTGGCGATTTCTTTTTCTACAACGCTGTAGGCTCCGCGGCGGGTGGAAATCTTGAACAGCATATAGGGGTCGCCGCGCCAAGATGCAATGGGGATCTTGACGATGTCATTGTAATAGCCGATGTCCGCGCCGCTTAGAGATGACACCTCATCGATACTAATTACGCTTTCGTGCCGGCCTTGGGTATTTGCCGCCGAAATGCCCAAAAGTTCAATGGTCGTAGATCTGAGCATGGATGGATCTTTTTCGAACATCTTTTGGACGGACATTCCTTCCATCCAGTCTTTGTTGGCCGGGTCGATAGGGATCAGATATTCGATCTTGGACTGGGTCGGATCATCTGGAAGCAGGTCTCGGACGTAGGCGCGGTTGGCGAATTCTGTCATGTACTTGTGGGCCGGCGAGAGCTGGCTGCGGAACGCGGCATAGTGAATTACGTTACGCTGGGTATGGATCAGGAGGGCGGTTTCTACGGCCGCGAGTAGGAGCGTTTTTTGGGTCGATCTAGATGAAGCGTACAAAAACTGTTCCGGCTTCTGAGATTTAGGTCGAACGGAAAAATCGTAGAGTTCCCATGCGGCATCAAGCGGGGAACTGGTCGCATACCTGGAAACGATATTATTAAAAAGCTCCACTCCGAGGAAGGTCTTGAACCAATCCCCAAGGGCTTCCTTGTCGATACATGGCGTAAGTAGAAGGTTGCGCATCAACGCTTCATCAATCGCCACTGTCTTCGTCCTCTGGTGCCGTAACCACTCCGTTAGCCAAGATTTTCAGAATGGCCTTGGCCTTTTCGGGGCTCACGCCCTTCGCGGTGTTTTGAGGGGCGGGGGCCGAACCGAAGCCGCTGCCGTCGATTCGTATCTTGCTTTCTTTATCTTTGCCTGTAATCTTAAGTACGGAATCGATTACTTTTTGATAGGAAGAAATGCTTTCGATATCAAAGCCTTCGAGATCATCTTTATTTCCGCTCTGTAGGTATTTCTTAATTGCGCCGCCATATTTTTTGTGGGTGGCGGCCATGACGTCGGCCAAGAAATTCACTGACTCCATCTGAGCCTGGATCATACGCTTTACGACACCGGACTGAAGATCTTGAATATACTGTTCTTTTGTTGAGTCCCATCCGTAACGAAGGCGGGCTTCTACTATTGAACCGAATGGTATGGCGCGGTTTAGGTCATGAATTTCTCTAAGCGACTTGCCTTGAATGAACAAGGCCAGAAAGCCGGCTGAAGCTGTAGGGGAAAGCGAATGGCCGCCTTCGGCTCTAAACTTTTGAAGGGCTCTTTGCTCTTCGGGTCCTAGAAGGGCCGACTCTTCGGTTGTTATGAGCGCGTTTTTGTCGGTCAAGACGCACCTCCTGAAATTTAAACTTCGTAATTGTATCCGGCCACAGGAGCTTTGTTATGGTGTCGGAGATATATCTAATGGCCTTATTTTTATATCTCTCAGGCACAGCTTTGCTTACGGAGATATTGTACTCTACAATTTTATCGTCAATGTGGATTCGAGCTTCGCTAGAAAGAACGCATTCAAATGCTACCTGGGGGAGCATCTCGATCTGGAACTTTTGCAGGTCATGAATGGCTCCGAATCTTAAGGTTAAGTGGCGGAGTTCCATGAGTTTTTTATAAACTTCTTCTTCGTTCATTGTCCGACCCTTCGTAATATTTCTTGCAGTAGTATGGGTTTTTCCGTTTTAAACGTACCCTGTTCGATATAGTCCGAAATTGAATTGACGACGCCTTTTGACTCGGATACCGTCTTCTCTTCTGGGGCGAGATCCTTTTTCTCGGACCTCAAAATAACTTTATAATCCGAGTGCTTAGCGAGAAATTCTGCTTCGGAGCTGCCCGTGTAATTGACATATACCTTGTCCCCCATTTTGACGCACTGCGGCATTTTGAATGAATCGTCCGCATTAAAATCCCAATAGGCCGGCATGATATCTGCGGAGCTTTTGAATTCCGCATTCAGGAGAATGCCGTTTTTGATGGTAAAAGACCACAAGCCCTTATCCTGGTTTGCATCAGATTTGGTGAGCCACCGGGGAGTACCGGGGTAGACGATTCGGGGCATTGAATCTCGGGCTACGTGGCTATTGTGGAAATGCCCGCAAATGAAAGTCAAATCTGAAAATATAGAAGGGTCAACGCCGGACTCCGACTTTACGGAAGCCGAGTACATGGCCCCTTTAAACTCTTGGTGACAAAAAATGATCTTGGCGCCTTCGTTAGCAATCTTTTGGACCGCAGCTACGAAGCGAGAATCTTCACGATAGTAAGGCACGAGGCCGATACCGTCGCCTATTATTAAAGGTCCGTAAGGTTCTAAGACCTGGCTTACATTCTGAGATAGATGCACGGTCAGGCTGGAGTGGGCTCCATCGGAGGTTTTGTCATGGTTGCCTTCGATGTTGTAGGCTCGACTTCCGCCCCCGCACTCTCCGAGCTTCTGAAAAAACCCCATGATGGTTTCTTGAACCTTGGCATGCGAAACTCCATGATCGTTATAGATATCGCCGGCCAAAATTACTGCGTCGTGGTCTGGTTGCATGTCCAAAATGCGGTTAAAAAGCTTTTGTAGGCTTTCATCATCTTTCTGAGTAACATGGAGATCACCCACCCACAAAATCTTGGTCATTTTACTTCCGGCTGGCTTTCACTCTTTGGGATCGAGTACATGATGATTTCTTTGGCCGGGGCCAAAACGAAAGATTTTCCCTCATGGCTTAAAACTCCAGAATTCCAAGGTTTGGACTGGGATTCGCCGCTGAAAGCAACCCTAGTGCCGGCGGGGTACATCTCGTCATTGATCTCGGTGTCGAATACTAACACGGTGACGGCGAGATTCTTGTTGTGCGACATTAACGCAACTCCGCGTTCTTGCTGGACTTTTACGCCCGTCGCTTCGATCTTTTGAACGGCGACGAGATCATTTAGTGTCATCCACGGATAAAACTGCTGTTCCACTGACTCCTCCTTTAAGGACTAGGGCTTTACGCTCTAGAATAGAAAATCCCTTGGCTATTTTCTCCACTCGCTGAATCATCAGCGATGAGATAATTTCTTCTTCGGCGCTGTCCGTTTGCATATGACGGGAAAACGCCGAACGGTCTTCGGTTGTGCCGTCGACCGAGGTTATGTTTTCTGATAATATCATGCTCTGGATTTGCTCTTGAGTGGCTTTGGGGTATTTTTCCTGAACAAAGGCTAGGACTTTGGCAATTTCCGAATATCCGAGGCGATAGCGGGCAATATTGACCCGGTACATAATTCGTTTGTCCGTCGTGGAAGTTTTGAGCATGGTACGGCTTTTGGCGTCTTCCATGAGGACTGACTGGATCCAACCGATTGCGGGGGCCTTGAATTCGCGCTGACCGAAGGTTGTACCGGCAGGTACAAATTTGTCGATGGAATGGATGAGACCTTCCGCCCCGATTTGGACGTATTCTAAAGGATTTTCGCTCGACTTGCGAGATTTAAACTGGAATAATTTCGAGCGGTTGACTACGAGGGGCAGATTCTTTTGAATAACCATGGATCGGAGCTGGTTGTATTGGTCATAGATGATTTTAAGATTCCGGTGTTTGGGTGGACTATCGAGTTCCATTACCCATTTCATAAACTTAAAGTTGATTTTACGGCAATATAAGGCTTCGTGATCTTCATCCCGGATGTCCGCCAGTATGTCACTAACAAAAACCACTTCTCTTTCTCGGAAATACATTTTTGAGTGAAGTATGTTGCCTTTTTCATCTTTAACGTATTTTATGAATTTTTTATAGATCATGACCTTTTTGGTCTTACTGGCCAGGATGAGATCCTTGAAACGGTTTTCCATTTCGATCATAATTTCCATGCACTTAACATCGTCCAGTTCTTTTAGGGTCTTATGCCCCAAAGTCATTTCGTTTAGAAATTTAACGTAGTCGGAATTTTGGTCCATTTAGATAATCACCGCGGAGCCGTACATCGACTCATAAATTTCCTTTCTGGCATTTGCATGCCTTTCCAAGGTTTTCGATCCATTAACAATAAAGTCTACAACCCAGCAGTCGGTTTTTCCGGGAGGCCCCATGCGGGTTCCTCGGCCAACGCCTTGTTTTACTTTGATCTCTGAGATTCCGCCTTGCATGTAAATAAGGCATTGGGTGGGTTTAAGGTCAACGCCCGTAGATACGGCCGAAGTCCCGATCAGGAGTTTCACCTTGCCGGAATTGAAGTCGGCAATAGCATCGGCGGCTTCCATTTTGAGGTATTTTTCGGGAATTTGTTGGAGGGCGCTTTCCTCGTCGGTTTCCTTCGAAGCCGTAGCCCCTCCGTGGGCAAATACGAACGGAACCTTGATTTTATCCATCAGGTGTACGAACTGCCAAAACTCGTCGATAAGGATTACCGTGGGACGGCCCGCTTCAGAAACTGCCTTATTCGCCATTTCCGCCGCCAGGATGTTAACATTTTCGTTACGATACAAGTGGTTACGCGTTTCCTTCATGGCATCCGTGGAATAGCCGTGAGTGGGCGACATCGGTACGTTAAAAAACCGCCATATGGGTTCAGCTAAAATCTTCTCTTCTACGAGTTCCTTGAAAGGCTTTTCGTAAACAATGGGTCCAATGATGCCTTCCAGGAGAAGATCTTTGCCGTCGTTTCGCATTTGAGTCGCCGAAACAAAATATCTTTTAAGGCAGTGCCCTAGCAGGTTCATACAAACGGGCTCTAAGGTGTCGCGGGGGACCGTATGGCTTTCGTCAGCGAGCATGAGTTGTTTGGTCTTCATAAAGACCCATTCTTTGCTGCCTGGCTTTATATTGGCCAGGGAGGCACTGATAGAAATAGTTATGAATTTTTTGATATCTTTTTTGCCATCACCGAAGAACCCGACTTTATTGGCGCCGAATCTTTCTACGAATTCATTATAGATTTGATAAGATATTGATTTACTTGGAGTTATGATAATTGTTGGTAGACCTATCGTCTTGACTAGTTCCAGAAGGATACGAGATTTTCCGGATCCGGTAGGGCAGCTAATTGCGGCGTGATCTTGTTCTAGTAATTTTTGCACGGCATCTTCCTGGTGGCGCCACATTGCGAACCCTGGAGGTTTAGCCCACGGCATCGCAGATCTTTTTGGTTCCGTATACTTAGGTCTGACTACCGGCCAGCCAAAAGCAGTAGATAGGTTTTGAGCCAAGCCGCCGTAAGTATAGAAGTTTCCTTCGTATTCCCAATACGCGGTTTTAAAAAGCTCGCCGTTCATTTTGATAAGAGTGGCTTCTTTCCAGTCCTTGTTGACGTAAAAATTACGCTTAAGTCTTGAAATTTGATACTGAACGGTCTTGTCTTTGTACGTTAAATATTTCTTGACGTCGTCATTCATTTCTGGTAACCTAATCACTGAAGGAGTGACATATTCTAAAGAATGAATAACGGCCATGGAAGTCATTTTCAGGTATTATACCTCAACTTCCGAGTTTCCATGTCCGAACGATCAGGGACGAACTATATGAAATATCAAAAAGAATACATTGAGGCATTAAAGTCTTCGTCTTTTAAGACCGAAGTGAAAAATGCAATTATATACATTCTAGAAAACCCGAACGACCAAAACCTCCACAGCAATATATCAAAAAAGTACGGAATTAAGCCAAAAACTACATATTCCGTGGTTAGGGAAGCCATGGGTGTGCTTTCATTTATTTCCAACTTGCCCGTAGAAATTGCTGCCCGAAAAGATACCAAAACGACCCCAGAAAATGAAGATAAATTAGGCAAAATCGAGTCAATTGTAGAGGCCGCAGTTCTTAAGGTTTTTGGTCAGTTTTTTGGACAGATTTCTAGCTCGAAAAATGACCGAAATATAGAAAATGACGCAAACGGACAATCATTGACGCAGTGCGTCATATCAAAAACTGATTTATCATATGACGCAGCGCGTCAATCTCGATGTGATGGAAATCATTCAGGAAAGGCCGAAAACGCGTCCTATCCTATCTATTCTTATAAAGAAGGACTAGATAGGAAGAAAAATTCCGATGATAGTTTCATTGATTCCGAGAAAGCGGTTGAAAATCCGGCGGGCCAAAAAATCACAAAAACTTTTGACGGACTTTTGTTGGATTTACGCGCCACTTCCGCCGCCGAACAACCGAAGCCAAATGAGTTTCGCGGATATCTCCGAGGTTTCATGGATTCTTGTAAAGAAAACGGGATTCAAGTTGGCGACCTCGACAACGCATATTCAAAAAAACGAACCATCGAAGCATTGGGCATCCGAGATCCTAAATCACAAAACGCAAAAAGACATAAAACACTTTTGGACCTGCTCGGCCGGGAATACGACCAGGCTGTAGCGCTCACATATGGCTCCAGAATCGATTTTGTATCCGATCCGACTCCAAGTCCGTCCAAAGAATCCGAAGGTCGTGGTAAGCTTCCTGAGAAGCCTAAACCAAAATACGAAAAGTACATTCCGGACCCGAAAGCCATGGAATGGATTAACAAGACCTACAAATTTTGAGGCGAATAAATGTCCAATGAGCAAAAATTTCAAGAGATCCAAGCTGAAAACGAAGCGATACTTCGTCTAAGTAAGGAAACTTTAAAGAAAAAAACGCTCCTCGACGCGCACAAAGTTAGCGAAGAGTACGAGCGCCTGATCAGCAACGCCAACCAGGTTAAACAATTCAATTCCGTAAATCTGGACATGCCGGCTGAAACGGAAACCCAAAGATCTCAGCGACTTGAAGCCGAAACTGAAGAACTGGCGCTAAGCCTGCAAAACAAACTCCCCTTTGTTTCCAGTGCTTTAACCGAAATGGCCAGCTTCTCGTATTCGAACATTTTGCTTGTATGCGGTAAAACGGGCGATGGCAAAAGTACGACCGCGGCCAACATAATCCACCCACTCATCCAAAACGGCAAGCGCGTTTTGATTATCACAAACGAAGAGCGCGAGATCGACGTACTGAACCGAATCTCCTGCTTAGATTTGGGGTATGATTACGCGGACTTGGGTATGTTCACGAAGACCCAACTGCAAAAAATGAGTCAGGTTCGTGATTCGTATCTTTCCAATATCGTGATCGTAGACCAAAATTACAATGGAAATCACGACTTTACAACGACATATGAGGGGGTAACTTCTGTACTGAATTCCCTCATGAACAATCATACAAAGTTTGACGCCGTCGTCGTGGACTACTACCAAAAGATTTGTAATTCCAAGGGCAATACCCGACTCGAAGGCTGGAAGGTTCTAGAAAATTTTTCTTACTACCTAGATAACTTTCGTAAAACGTACCGGGCACCGGTCGTGCTTATGTGCCAACTTCATCCGAACAAAAACGATGAAGCCGAACTCGAATCTCGCATTAAAGGCGGCAAGTCAATCGCCGTAGTTTCGACCTTTATAGTTGAAATTAAACCGAACTTTAAAGAGCGAACCACCGAATGGATCTGTCATAAAAAGCGTTTCCGTTCAGCCTTGACCCCGCTAACCTTGATGACCAAGATGGTTCATGGGCGGTTCGTGGATCACGATCCGGTAGGCGATGTCGCTGAAATCCTAAACCCCAATCAGGATAATTAACATGACCGAAACTGAAGCGGCGCTCCAAATGCTTTTTAAGGAAGGCGAGCAAACGTGCTTTGGTTTTAACGCGTATGATACTAAAGTTTACGACGTGACCGATGTTTTTTCTTGGAAGAAACTCCCGGAATACATGAGCGTAAATCCTCTTAAAAATCGAAGACTTGACGAGAACGTGGTTGCATACCGCAATATCCTGATAGAGTGTGATACCCTCGGTCTCGAAGAACAGATCCGGTACATGGGGCAAATTGGCCTCCCTTACGCCACGTCGATTTTTTCGGGGGGCAAGAGTATTCACTGGATGATATCCATTGAAGACGAATTCGAAAATGAAGAGATGTATCGATCTTACGCCGAACGCGTTTTTAAGGCCGTTATCCACGCCGACCCAAAAAATAAAAATCCTTCCCGTCTTTCCAGATTTCCTGGCGCTATCCGAAAAGATAAGAATAAAAAGCAAGCCGTGCTTTCCATAGGCCGGAAGATTACCCGCAACGAACTCGAACTCTGGCTTATCGGCCACGGATCTTACCCGTCCCCCAAAATCGAACGTCCGCCCCCCGTCGAATTGCTTCCCGGACAAGAACTCGAACCCAGCCCTCGAACTCGTAACCTCCTCCTGCTCGGAGCCCTAAAAGGCGAGCGCAACAGTGAACTCTTTATTGCGGCTAAAGACCTGCAATCTAAGGGTTATAACTTCGATAGAGCATATGAAATTCTGTCGAGCGCACCTACTGGTCTTTCTGATCGCGAAATCCTTACAACCATCAAGAGCGCCTACAAGTCTAAACGATAAGGTATAATACCGCCAAGGAGTCTGAATAGATGAGCCAATATTACAAACCGAAAGCTGCTGGTAAGGTTGCCCTTCCCCGAACCGATAAAATGCGCCACAAGATTCTTGAAACCTTGTGGGAGACTTCGGAAATCGTCGGATCGACTCTCGGACCCTTTGGCCGGCCAGTCCTCTTGGAGCGAGCGGAATCTACCCAAAAGCCTATCGTTACCAAAGACGGCGTAACCGTTTATAAACATATGTCTTTTATGGATCCCGTAAAGCAGGTAGTCCTCGAAGCCGCCACCGACGCCACGGTTCGCACCGCCCAAGAAGCTGGCGACGGCACCACGACCGCAACCATTTTGAGCTATGCAATCGCAAAAAGCCTGGATGAAAATACGGGCGGCGCAGGTTCATATCCTACGCAGCGAATCGTTCGTATTATCAACGGTTTAGTCCCAGATATCCAAACTCGTATCTATGACCGTTACGCCAAGAAAGTAGATTCCTCGAACTATGACACTTTGCTCCACAAGGTGGCCACGCTTTCGGCTAACGGCGATACGGAAATCGCGGATATCGTGATGAAGAGCTTTGATATGGTCGGCGAAGAAGGTAATATTATCGGTATCGAAGAGTACGGCAATTCGAAATACACTGTCGAAAAAATGCAAGGTTATACTGCCGACGTGGGTTATGAAGATTCTTGCGAGCGTTATTATCAGGAATTTATCAACGACCAGGCTAACCGCCGGGTTTACTTGGAGAATCCGATCTACTTACTGTTCGACGGGAACATCATCGACCCTAGCGTACTCGTAGCCCCCCTTCAAAAGATCTACGACTGGACCTTGGATGCCGAAGGTAAAGCCAAGACCACGAAAAATATCGTTATTGTGGCCCATTCATTTTCGGACCAAGCCCTGGCGTTCTTGGCTTACGGCTTTAAACAGCCCGAAGCTTTCAATGCCGTACCTCTTAAGACTCCTCAAACCATTTCATCCAATTCCCAGTCCCAGTTCTTGCACGACTTGTCGGCATATACAAACTCGGTCGTATTCAATCCGCTGACCAAGCCTCTACCTCAAGGCACTACCGAAGAACTCGTCCGCGGTCGATCTGACGCCTTCGAGTCCTCGCGCTACCGTTCGACGATAATCGGCCTGCCCGACCCGACTTCTGTAGAACTCCGTGTCGATGAACTTAAGTATTTGAAAACCAAGCAAAAAGGCGCCGAATACGATATTAAAGAAATCGAAACTCGTATTGCCAAGCTAACCTGCGGCGTAGCCAAGGTTTACATAACCGCGCCCTCCCTGGTAGAAATCCGCGAGAAAAAAGATCGAGTAGAAGACGCATGGTGTGCAATCAGATCCGCGTCCAAATACGGCACTCTCCCCGGCGGAGGCTGGACGCTCACCAAGCTCGCCAAGGACTTCCTCACCGAAGCCAACAGCGAACAGGACGGGGCTAAGGCTTTAGCCTACAGAATCCTTGCTACGGCCTTCCTGGCTCCCGTCAAGAAACTTTACGAGAACGCCGGCTATACTTCCGACGAAGTTAAAAAGCGCATCGACTGGCTTTCAAACAATGAAGACAAGACCTTCGACCTACAGCGCGAACTGGAAGTGTCGGTAGAAGACATTTTGGATTCCGCCCCGGCCGTTATGGAAGCTATTCGGAATTCCATTTCTATCGCTACCCTCCTCGGAACCCTAGGTGGTGTAGTGGTATACTCCAGGAATGACGCGGTTGATGCCGCAGAGTCCAACTCACACAATCGATTCCAAGAAATGCTCGCCGAAACCGAACACGCTAGGGAAATAGCAACCGGAGCTGATTAATGGGAATGTTTAGCTTTAAGTGTCCAGAGCATGGTATCTTTAAGGTCATGCTAGACACCGGGACAAAATCTCATCAATGCCCCAAGTGTAGCGCCATTTCCGCCAGGCAGCTTAAAGTCGGCAGTGTTACTGTAACCGAGCGAATTGATAACGGTTTGATGCCGAGACCTATTGACCGGATACAAAATATCGACGAAATGATTGATCAGCGCAACGCCATTCACGAGGATGAGAAGAAAGAAGATATTGTATGACTTCTCATTTAAGACTATCGGGTCTTAAAGTTTCTGGTTTCAGGTCTTTTAAGGACGAAAGCTCGATAGTATTCCCTCAAAAAGGTCTTCTTCTGCTCCACGGTATCGATATCCGTCACGGTGGCAGCAACGGTTCCGGTAAAAGCTCCGTCCTGGAAGCTGTCTACTGGATCCTCGGTTTAAATAAGATCCCGGCTACCGAACTGCTCAATAAACATAGCGAATCCATGTCCGGAGAATTGTCTCTAAGTTCGCCATCCGGCGATATTCTAGTTAAAAGAACGCTGACCAAGCTATCTGTTACTGTGGCAGGGGTTCAAATTCCCGGTACGAAGTCCGACGTAGAAAAAAAACTCTACGATCTGATATGTTCCGGTCTCCCCGATGTCCTAGAAGTGCTATCGTATCGCCGCCAATCTTCCGGCGGGTATTTTTCCAGTGCCGAAGATCAAAAGATTAAATCATTCCTATCTACGTGTATCCCTTCGCTTGACCGCCTCGAAGCCGTCCATGATGAGTCGAAGGCAAAGATCGCCGTTTACAGACATGAAGCCGTAATTAAAAAAACCGAAGCCGACCGCTACCGTGCATCTTTGTCTGAAATATCAGTATCTCCCGATACCGGCCCGCTACTGGATCACAAACTATCCATTTTGACCGCCGATCTCGCGGAGGCAAAAGAAGCCGCCGATTCCGCCCATATGACCCCCGAATCCCTGGCGGAACTAGAATTACTACAAAAGCAGGCCGCGGAGTACCAGGCCCAGATCGATGAAATATCCGGTAATGAATATAAGCCAACGGAGGCCGAATTCGCCGAGTATTCCAAGCTGGCCGAACTACAAGCTTCTTCCTCTAAAGATCTTAAGGCTCAGCGCCCGCAAATTCTACAAATGGAATCTCAGTATTCCGGCCTTTCTTCGGCTGTCCAGTCCAGAGTCCAGGAAATCGCCGACCTGGTACGGCCGCAGAGAGATATCCCAGGCTTAGAATCGAGAATTGAAACGCTGAGATCCCAGATTGATCACCTGAATCAAAATTCCTGCTTTACCTGCCATCAATCCTGGGAGTCCACGCCCGAAAAGAAAGATCAGCTCGAAAAAGAAAAACTTGCTGTCGAAGCAAAGATCCGCGAAATAAAAGCCGGGGTTTCTAAGTCTGAAGCTTTGTCTAGGTCCCTGACCGAAGAAAAACTGCAGTTATCCGAATTGTCCGAGGCCTTAAAAGAACTTAAGGCTAAAGAAAGATCCCTGGAAATCGGCATATCTTCCCTGGACTCCCAGATTAAAGCGGTTACCGGAGCCTTTGCCATGCGCAAGCAGAACGATATCCTAAAGGCTTCCGGCCTGAAAACCGAAGCTCAGCTGCGCATTCAGTCAATATTGAATACCGCGGCCGGTAAAAGGTCTTCTATCGTTCAATCTCTCATGTCTGAGATCTCGCAGGTTAAAGGCGATATTCAGCGCCACCAGACCCTTATGGCTCGCCAGGTTCAAGTCGGCGAGTATCTGGCACTGGCCGAAGCCGCACAAATACAGGCGGACAAAAAGGCCGACCTAGAATTCGAGATCTCAGATGTTTCTAAAAAGGTGAATGGCCTTATGATCGGCGGAATCTTGTCCGAGGTGCAGTCCGAGGCTAATAAAATGATCGGATCTATCCCCAGTATTGCGGACGTCTCGGTTTCGATATCCACGGTCGAAGAGCTTAAGAATGGAAACTCCAAGGTGCGTATTGCTAGCACTATCTACAAGTCCGGCACCCCGATGTCATTTAAGATCCTGTCGGGCGGTCAAAAGTCCGCGGTATCTCTGATCCTAGACCTGGCCTTCATTTCGGTTATTTCTCGGCGCACCAGCGTTGCCCCAGGATGGATATTCCTGGACGAAGCCATGGAAGGAATGGATATTGCCTCCAAAGAGTCCGCCCTAGATCTTATCAAGTCCGTTTCTCGTGACCGCCTGATTATAATCGTCGATCATTCCACCGAAATCAAAGAACAATTCGATCATTCCGTTGAAATTTCCTACGATGGTGTACAATCTAAAGTACGCCAATGAATACCCATAAAGGTTTAAAATTCCAAAGCCCTTACGTCAGAGAAGATCTGTTAGAAATGTCCTATAAGCTTGCTAAGGGCTTACCATTGTTCATAACTACCGTAGGCGGTATTGTGGACGGGGATGATGATGTTCTCTATATTGAATCCGATGAGCTGGGTAATGCCGTCCTATTTTCATTTGAAAATAAGGTCGTAGCCTCAACATTTATGGCGCTAAAATCTAAGAAAGTGCGCGGAGGCACGCCCAAGATAACCAGAATCATGGCGGAAGATCTGATCAAGAAGTGCGCCGACCTGATGAAAGAAACCAAGCAGATCGGTACGCTAAAGGTTGTAATATGCCGCAATAAGGATGGGGTGGTCGCCCCTATCGACGAATTGTGGTCATCTGTTAAAAACTAAGGAGAAAAATATGGCAAAAGGTAAAAAAGAGAGACAGCCCCAAACCCTGCGTGGGAAGCTGCACAAGGTAGATCCCTATTTCGTAGAAGAAGTCGAATCCATGGACGCCGAGAAGCTTGATACTCGCCTGGCGAATCTCGCCAAGTACCAGCAAGAAGTTATGGATGCCCAAAGTAATGATATCGATATTCAGCGGCACACCGAAATGCTTAAAAATGCACGAGAAACCTACACTACCCCGATGAAAGCATCCCGCCTCAAGATGAAGTTCGTATACGAGCTTCTTAAGGAAAAAGGCAAAGCATAATGCCCAAGATTTTAGGACTGGATCTTAGCTCATCTACGGGCTATGCAATCGTGACTGATAAAGGCCTCGGAGTTTACGGAAATATTTCCTCTAGCCCCAAAGACCCGAATCATTCGGATGATCTGTCCTATTTCTACAGGTCCATGGAAATCGGAAAAGCGGTCGCTCGGGTTATACTCAAAGAGTCTCCCGACGAGATTTTTATCGAGCAAATCAATCTAGGCCGCAACCGAATGAGTCAAAAGTTTTTGGACTTTGTTCACTTTGCCGTAATCCTGGAGATGCCCCGAGACTACCATCCTAGAGTCCGCTACGTAGATACTTCGATGTGGCGTACCGAACTGGAAGTGAAGCTCACCAAAGAACAGCGAGCCCACAACACCGAGGTCGCCAAGAAGCGCAGGTCCGCTAAGGGGAAAGGGCAGCGTTTTTCTCCCGGCAAGGGCAATGGAAAGATCGGATGGAAACACCTTTCTACGGATTGGGCCAACAAGAAATACTCCCTCGAATTGAAAGTATCCGCAGAAAACGATATTGCCGATGCTATCGCAGTAGCGACCTTCGGCCTCAAAAAGCACGGCCAGAACGTGGACTTCGTAAAGGAAGCCGTTAAAAAAGTTAAGAAAATGATGAGCGGCCGATAGCCCCTCGCAGGTTATGGTACAATCGTAACCAAGGAGATAACTATGCCCTGGAACAAAGACTTAGGCCTCGAAGACGAATCCGGCACCGACGTAGCCGGCCAAGTAGTCGATGACGTAATCCGCTACGAAGAGCAAGACGCTATTGTCTCCGTCAGAGACATGGCCATCATGCAGATGGAAAAGGCCAATCTATATCGTATTCTTCTGGAAGACAATATCTTTATGCCAGGAAGCGCCCGTCAAAGTATCTTGGAGTCGGTCGAAAAAGAAATCAAAGCCTTTATCGAAGATCGCCTCGTGGAACTCCTGGGTATCGACCCTAATTACCAGCCCAAATATGGGCATGCGGGGGTGGCGTACAAAAGCCCCTTCAGTGATGATCAGGAAAAAGCGCTCGTCATGCTCGCGGATAAAGTAATCGTAGGCTCAAAAGGCGTTTCTGCGAGTAAGGAGGCCGCTCCTCAGCCTACCGTTCGTAAGGTGGCAATCCCGGAGACTCAAAGCTCCGGCCTAGCGGCTCGTCCGGCCCCTGCCCCCGTACCGAGCGTTAAGAAAGCCCAAGTAGCAGCCCCTGCTCGAAGATCCCCGACGCCGGCCGAAGCCCCGCAGCAACAAAAGCCGCAAGCTCCCGCATCAAGAAAGCCCGCTCAAAAACTGAAGCCCAATCCAAGAGCCCCCAAGCCGATGCCAATGCCCTCAGCGGATCAGCAGGAGCAGCATTTTATGCTCGAACGCCAGATCCTAGAGCGTGACGGCGCTTATATGAATAATGTAACAGAAGAATAACAAGGAGAAAAACATGTCACAAAGTAAAACAGCACTCGAACGCCTCGAAGATCTAGAAAAAATGTATAGTACTTTAGCCGGAGCACTGGCTACGGGAGGTTCATCTGCACAGTCACAGAATCAAATCGCGAACCTAATCCAGGCTCTTACCGGTGTTTCATCTATGGTTTCCGCTCTTACGGACGCACTGGTATCCAAAGGACTTATCGCGGAATCGGATATCCTCCAGTCCTTGAAAAACAATAATGAAAAACGCAAGAAGGAGATTGAAGAGAAAATGGTCCAGGGCGGCCTTTTCACCGATGGCGACACGGTAAATGCTGATTCCGTCGTTTCTATCTCCGAACACCAAAACGGAGAATCCGTTGTAGCCCGCGATATCTTGGATATGGCTCAAATGCCGGAAGATACGAAAAACATGTTCGTAGGTAAGAAGATCGGCGAAGAAATCTCCAAGGATAACGAAGTTTACAAGGTTTTGAGAGTATTGAACCCCGTGACTAGCGGCGGTGTCGGGACTTCAGAAGCTTCTTTGTCGTAATACTTATTACGGTCCTATAGAAAGGGGTCCTCATGACTGCTAAAAAAACGTACTTTATCACATCGGTCGTCCCCGGCGCAGATGTCCATACAGTGTTCCTTAGTTCTATTGAGACGTTCTGTAAAAAGAAGTCGGCAAAACTACTGCTTCTTCCTACGCCGCCATCCGTGAGTAAGCACGATACAATTGATGACGCCCTCCTTGGACACCCCAGCCTGGTCCTGAAAGATGTTAAGCTTAATTCTAAGATTCGCATCTCGTCAATTCCCGTCAGTCCGACTTCAGTGGATCCGGTCGCAGGTTTGCAGCGTCAATCTCAAAAAGATGGCTCCTTTATCTTTTCGAGCCCGAAACAGCGCTTAAAATTGGTACCGAACGGTCACATTCAGCTTCCGCACGCGCTTATGACCCCCGGCGCCATTACCCTTCCCTATTACAATACCTCCAAGCGGGCCGGCCGGGTTAGCGAAGAAGATCACGTTATCGGCGGTATCATCGTGGAAATTGAAAATGATTCGATATATCACTACCGTCAGGTCCAGGCCGACAAAAAAGGCCACTTTACGGACCTCGGAGTCAAATATACCCCATCGGGTACCGTTAATGTGTTGGCGGAAGCCATTATTCCAGGCGACATCCATGCGGGCGAAACCGATCCCGGAGTAAAGGCCGTAGTACTTGAACTGACAAAATTACTCAAACCTAACCATTTGATCTTGCACGACCTCTTTAACGGCCTGAGCGTTAACCATCATATCCGGGAAATGACCATTACCAGAGAAAATCTTGGTAAGCATTTTTTCCTTGACGAAGAACTCAAAACCACCTATCATGAACTCGCCGACTACGCTAAAGTAGCTAAAAACGTAGTTGTAGTGCGTTCGAATCACGATTTGTGGATCGACGATTACTTGGAAGAAGGCATCTACACGCGTGAACCTTACAATTCAAAACTCGGCCGGGAACTGGCCACTTCTATGGGTAGCTTCCAGATTCCGCTAGAAGCTGGCGTTCGTCGTCTCGACAAGCCTAAGGCCCTTAAAAACGTAAGATTCCTTAAAATTGACGAAGACTTCAAACTTACCCCCAAGCGCATTCAGTGCGGAGCACACGGTCATGTAGGAGCAAACGGCGCACGCGGAACTACCGCGGCTATGGAAAAGGCCTACGGATTGTCCATTTCTGGGCATACCCATACTCCCGAGATCCTCCGCGGTGCTTGGGTTGTAGGTACCAGCACGTATCTGCAGCTCGGATACAACAAAGGCGCCAGCTCTTGGCTCCAAACGCTCTGTATTTTGTACCAGGACGGCAGCCGCCAGCTTATTAACGTGATTAACGGGAAGTATAAGGCGTAATGCGCGAGCGCAATAAGTCTAAAATCAACAACTTAGAGGGCGAAAACCGCAAGCTGGAAAAAGAGCTTCGGATTGCCCATCGCGAACTTGCACGTCTACGTAAGCAGCTTGAGCATATACCCCCTTCCGCTTTTAGTAATTTTGATCCCGATTCCGAAGCCCCTAAAAAGAAAAAAGAGCCCGTTTGCGAAAAATGTTTCCAAGAGGGGCTACACAACATTAATATCACCGTGAAAGGTGAGGCCTTTAGCTATGCTATATGCCTTAATCCCAAATGCAAACACCGAAAGAAAACAAAACTCAGTTAAATCGACTCATCGAAAAAGAGTCCTTCCTTAAAGAGTACCGCGAAAAGAAAGTTATACTGATCGAAAGAGAGCTTCAGCTTAATACTCTCGTGGACACCCTCGCCATCTTGAAAAATAATGAAAAAAGTAAGATTTCTCAAATTAAAGTCTTCTCAATGTCAGATAGGAAAGAGTATATTGCACTAGTGAGTCGAATGGAGTATCAAATCCTGGCACTAAGCTCGGAGGTTGGCGCACTGAAGGCTTTCACTAACAAGGTACTTAAGGCCGCAGAAGAGATTGACAAGGAGATGTCGCAGTATGGCAAAGTCTACAAGTTCGAAAGAAAATGATTCCCCAGTAGGTATTTTCCGGGAAAAAGCGAGACAATTGATCGATGAAGATCCCGATTTCATCAACGCCCCAGCTTATTCGAACTCACTCAAGCGTTTTCTTAAAGAAAGCAAGGTCGAGGCTAAAGACTCGACTATTGCCAAGATGCTTATGATGACCACCGAAGAATTTAAGGCAGTTTACGAATCCGCGCTCAAAAAACTGAGAATCGGACTAGAGGCTCCAGAAAGAAAGGTCTAAGGACCATGAAGAAATTCAAACCGATCCCTCAATTCCATGGACATAGCCACCATAGCCTGGACGGCGCGGCTACCGTGGAAGACCTCGTAGGCCGGGCTAAGGAATTAGAGATTCCGGCCCTTGCCATCACTGAACACGGTAATCTTAATTCCGCAATGGAGCTTTACACTGCCGGCAAAAAGGCCGGCGTATTGCCCGTTTTGGGCATCGAGGCCTACGTCGAGGATGAGTGGTCCCCCGAAGAATTCGACAAACGCAATGTTCTTAAAAAGAAGTATTTGCACTTAACGCTCCATTTTAAAACACAACGAGCCTACGAGTATTTTTGCTCACTAACTCCGCAGATGGAAGCCCGCGCAGTGGTGAAATTCGGCGAGCGCAAGCCCATCCTGAAGTTGGCCGAACTCGAACCCATGGTTGGTGAAATCACCATCGGATCGGGGTGTATGGTTGGATGTGTCTGTAAATTCCTCATGAAGGGTGATGAAGCCGGCGCGGCCACTATGTACGAAAGACTGCGCAATTTGGCGGGTCCCGGTAACTTTTTCGTCGAGATCTTTCCCCACGCAGTTACCCATAACTGGAAGTCACCGAAGATTGATCCGGCTACCAAGCGATTTGTCGAACCCGGACAGTTCATTAAAAATGAATGCACGCCGTTCGCCCCCGATGGTGATTTGCAAAAATCCCTGAATAAATGGCTTATTGATACGGCACATAAGTATGGAGATCCCGTAGTTCCGTCCCTTGACTATCACTTCGCCCGCCCGGAGCAAAAACTATCCCAGAATGCCCGCCTAGGGCAGGGTATGGAACTCTGGCAATTTTACAACAGCTACCATATCAAGGACTCCGACGAGGTCGGGCAGTTCTTTATGGATTCCCTCAAGGTAAACACCAAGACGGTCGAATCTTGGATTGACAATGCCCACCTTTGGGCTTCTTCGTTCAAAGACTTCAAGATCCCCACTAGCGCCGATAGATGGGTAATGCCGGAATTCCATGGTGATTCCATGGAAAAAATCTATGAGCTTATTAACAAGAATGGAAAGATGAACTGGTCCGACCCCTTAATGGTCGAACGCCTCAAGTACGAGATTGAAGCCCTGAAATTCAATGGGAAACTCGACGTTTTGCCCTACTTCTTCCCTATCGCGGATCTTACCGAATGGTGCCGCGATTCAAATATTCTATTTCAGCTCCGCGGCTCCGGATCCGGCAGCCTGCTCGTTTATTTGATCGGAATCTCGGACTTCAACCCCATGAAACATGGACTGTCGTTCGACCGGTTCATCTCTAAGGGTCGGGTCGCTTCGAATTCCCTTCCTGACTTGGATCTGGACATAGGCGACCGAGATCGCGTATTGAAGCACCTTACGGAAAAATACGGCGACAAGATTGTCCATATTTCTACCGACGTGAAGGCTAAACTCAAATCGGCGATAAAAGATGCGGAGCGCACACTTTTAGGTTCCGTTACCAAGAATACGGAAGACCTTTGCCGGGCCATTCCGGATCCCCCGCAGGGTGTCGACGAGTATGATTATGTATTCGGCGGCCTAGATATGGATGGCGGACTGATCGAAGGAGTCTTTAATAGTAGCGAAGCCCTGCAAAAATATGCCGCCCAAAATCCCAAGACTTGGGCTATGGTGAAAGAATTCCTCGGTATCATGCGCAACAAATCAAGTCATGCCTGCGGATTTTGCATCACCGACAAGCCGGCCCAGCAATATATCCCCCTGTATTCTATCGCTAAGGGGCAGATCGTGACGGGATTTTCTCCGAAGTCCATCGAAGCCGCCGGTCTCGTGAAGTATGACTTTTTGGGTTTAAATACCCTTAAGGATATCGCTACGGCATTTAAGCTCGTAGAAGAGCGCCATGGCATCAAATACGACCGTCAAAACATCCCCGATGATCCGGAAGTCTATAAAGAATTCGAGCGTGGAAATACCGCAACCGTGTTCCAATTCAACACCGCGGCAGTTATACCCTTTTTGAGAAGGATCAAACCGTCAAATATCGAAGATCTCGCCGCGATTACCGCACTGGTCAGACCCGGCACCCTGGACGCCATCGCTGAAGACGGTCGAACCTTAGCCGAAGTCTATGTTGCCCGGAGAAATGGCGAACCCGTTACTTACATTCATCCTGATCTGGAACCTGTGCTTAAAGATACCTACGGAATCCAGCTTTTCCAAGAAAGTCAGCTAGAAATATTTAAACGAATAGGTGGATACAGTGCAGAAGAGGCCGAAAAAGTTAGACGAGGTATCGGAAAAAAAGATGCTAAAATCTTAAGCACAGAGACCAAGAAACTAAAAATAGCATGTTTGGCCCGAGGCTGGAATGAGCAACAATCTCAGCTACTTATAGAACAAATTATGGCCGCGGCAAGTTACGGTTTCAACAAGAGTCACGCGGCAAGTTATGCGTATACCGCCAGAGCATGTATGTTCCTCAAGACCAAATACCCCATCGAATGGTGGACAGCGGTACTGAGCAACGCGGACAAGAATGAACTCCCCAAGTTCTGGGCGCACTGCAGTCACATGGCTACGCTTCCGGATATCAACAAGTCCGGCGAGGGCTGGGTTATTGACGGATCTCGGATTATCGCTCCTATCGGTATCTTGAAGGGTATCGGCGAAATCGCATACGAGCAGCTGCTCCAAATGAAGCCGTTTAGTAGCATCGACGACTACGCGGAAAAGGTGAAGGCGAGCGGCTCCCGTGCCGTCCACAAGGGCGTAACCACCAAGCTGATCTTGTCCGGCGTCATGGACTCTTTATTCCCTGAAAACGCCACAGAAGAAGAGAAGCTAACCCTGTATTATGAAGCTAAGGCCAAAGTTGACGGCAAGAAGCCTGAAAAAGTTCCCGAAGAATACAAGAATTTGTCCGAAGTCCAAAAATACGCCAACAAGAAGCAGATCGTCCCTATCTATTCCCAGGATCAGCGCAAGCTCGTGCTCCCCAAACTGGGCGGCACCAGAGACTCTTCGGAATCGCCGGTATGGTTTAAGGAAGACGATGAAGGCCGTCCAGAGATCTTCGTGAGCACTTCTAGCTTTGACACCATGGTTAAGGCCGTAGATAAAGAGACTTTTATCAATCCTTCGGCCCGGCCGGTGGGCTTCTACATTTCGACGGTGTCTTATGTGGTCGAAGAGAAAACTAAGTCTTACCAGGGCAAGACGAAGCAGATGACGCAATTGATGCTAGATACCTGCGGGGATTTCAAAGAAGCCGTACTTTGGCCGTCTTACGAAGGAACGGTAGCTGAAACGGGCTTTAAAGATAAGATTTGCATCGTGAAATGGAAATACAACGTGAAGCGCCGAGAGTATGGAATCATGTCGATTGACCCCATCAACATAGAAGACTTCTAGCTCGTGGTATAATTTATCCAACTCAAGGAGAACCGAATGGAATATGGACAATTGACCCCCCAAGAAATCATCAAGCGGGCGAAAGAACTCGACGTTATTATCGCCGCAGATGACACGAAACTCCCCCCGGAAGTTCAAGCTACTGCCGCAGCCGAAAAGATGCAGGCGCAGGAAGAACTCCGTATTCTTATCGGACGTTACTTCTACGTAGTCCCGAATGTTTCCGAAATCCTTCTTCTTTCCGGCGAAGGCGCGGAAAAAGGCGCACAAGCCATTGAAAAACTTGGAGGCGTAGCTGTGGATGCGCTGGAGCTGTTCACCAAGGTAGCTGCTGCCGTCAAAGAATTTGATGGCGATGCAGGCGACGGCATTGTAACGGTTAACGCCTACGCACTCCTCGGACGCGAAGTTAAGGCTTTATTGTCCAGTATCGGTTCGGTCCTCGAAAATGGCTTTAACTATAATCTTGGCGCCCAGGGCGGCAACGTGGTCGACAACCTTCGCCTCATTACACGTGATTCGGCGGGAGGCCTCGTAGAAGAAGCTTACATTCTGCACTCGGTTGCGACCAAGGCTTTCAATACCCGTTTTGAGCAATTTCCAATCCCTGTAGCGGTCTACAACATCAATGGCCTTATGAAGGGTCAGCTTGGCCGCGTATTCAAAAGTGTACACGAATTCGAACTAGAAAAAGGTTCTACTAACGAAGTCCGTAAAATTTTGTCGTCTTTGAAGGGTGAACTGGAAAAAGACGGCAAGTTAAACAACAGCCAACAACAATAACAAGGAGAATATAATGGCATTTGTAGAAGTAACCAACAGTAATTTTTTGAAAGCTAAGGATATCGCTATCGGCAAAAGTATCACTGGATACCTCGTCGGCGCGGTAGAAAATCGCAAGTTCGCAGGTAAATGGGATCTTATCATGGGTGATGGCGACGGCGAAACCGTTTACACGCTTTTGACCGCCGGCAACCTCGCGTATATCGCAAAAGACGTTTCGGATGGCAAGAAATTGCATTATGCCGGTAAGATGGTCCGTATCACCCGAGGAGAAGACCGTCTCAACAAAATGAAGCAGGTTACCTCGTCCTTCCGTGTGGAAATCGACAGTGATAACATTATGCCCAGCAAATGGATCGTTTTGTCGCCGCAGCTTAACGGCTCGGCTCCCGTAGCATCTTCTTCGGCTTCCGGCCGAGGTGATGATGATAGCGGTTCTTCTTCCCCGGCAAGCGGCGGCGGATTCACCCCTCCTTCGGGCGGCGGCTTTCGCCCCGGCGGCATGAACTCGGCTCCTGCGACTCAGTCTTCAGCGGTATCCGCTTCGAACTTTCAGCAAACAGTTCAAACTGCGCAATCTGCTCCCGCACAAACCGCACAGGTTACGACTCCGGCCGTTGACGTCGGCTCGATGAGCGGTGACCAGTTCAAGAACATGTTCGCTAACCGCTTTCCCGGCGCACAGTAGGCCTAAATGAA